GGCGAAATGCAGAAGAGCTCGCAGAACGCTACGACGTCGGTTTCCTTAATGGGGCCGGGGGTACTTACTAAGCAGTAGATAAATTTGAGGCCCTTGCGAGTGTAAGGGAGTTATAGCCCGCCCTATTTACGGTTCGGGTCGATAAGTCTACCGGACAGGTAAGGGCCTCAATAATAAATCTAAATAGGGAGGTTTAAAGATGCCAGATGACGAGTTTGACCAGTATTTAAAAGACGGTGAGCCTAAGGCTACGGCGAGCCGTACCGTATCACAGGATATGGCGGATAAAGAGTTCGGTAGGTTCGTGACCGCGTGGGATATCGATGCGAATATCGACTCCATGTCAGGGGAGGACAGGGAATCCTTTGAACAGCAGAAAAAAAGGATTGTAAATAAGATTATGACCGGCGACGCCACTATCGACGACGCGGGTAATATCATTTACAATCTACGGTTTGCCGATGGCGCCATGCAGCAATTAACTTTCCGTGTGCCTAACGGGGCCGCCTATATGGCTATGGATCGCCATAAGGACCGCCAGAACATACATAAACTTTACGAGTTCATGGGAGCCATGACAAAGCAGGCGCCTAAGTTGTTCGCAAGCATGGATGCCCGCGACGTTAAATTCTGTCAGGGGGTTGCGTTGCTTTTTTTGGGTTCGTAGAGGCGCCGCTTGTCCGGAAGGGCGAGGACGTCTCCGTCAGGGGCGCCGGGGTCTATATGGAAATGCTCCTGCAAATATGCCGGGATTACCCAGGACTCCCGGACCCCAGAACTTTAGAGGTTACTGAGATCCGTTTCTTTTATGACGGGTTACGTAATGAGCTTAAAGAGCATACCAAACCTAAGGGTAAATAATGGCCGGTAAATTCAGCATAGAGGCAGTCTTTAAAGCTATCGACCGTGTGTCGGCCCCGGTCTCACGTATGCAAAACCGCGTAAGTAAATTCGCGCGCGGCGCCTCCCGTCGCTTCAGAGACTTAAACAGGCAAGTAGATAAGCTCGCCACGGGCTTCAAAGCTACGGGCATAGCGGCCGCAGCCAGTTTACTTATTGTCGGTTCGGCTATGGGGGACGTGGTGCGAACGGGGGCCCAGTTCGAGCAGACCCTTGTCTCTGCAGCCGCTAAGTTTCCCGAGGGTATCCGCAAAGGTACGAAAGAGTTTCAAGCGCTGGAGGAGATAGCCAGACAGACTGGCGCTACTACAGAATTCACGGCTTCGCAAGCGGCCTCAGGCCTTAACTTTCTGGCTATGGCCGGGTTTAACGCCCAGCAATCTATAGCAGCATTACCAGCAGTTGTGGATTTAGCCACAGCGGCGGGCGTCGACCTTGCCACCGCTTCGGATATTGCTACCGACTCCCTGGGAGCTTTCGGGCTTGCCACTAAAGATGCTACGCAATTAGGTAAGAATCTCGCCCGCGTTAACGACGTACTCGCAAAGACTACCACTACAGCCAATACCAGCATGGAGGCTATGTTCGAGGCCGTTGTTAAAGGTGCGCCCGACTTCACAAAAGGCGGGCAAAGTCTGGAGACCTTTAGCGCACTTGTCGGAACTCTGGCGAACTCTGGTAAAAAAGGTGCAGAAGCTGGTACGGCTTTACGTAATGTTATCTTGCGTCTCGCCAGTCCTGCGAAAGAAGCGCAGGAAATTATGGACGATCTGGGTATTAACGTCCAGGATAGTAACGGCAATTTTAGAGACGCTATTGACATACTGGGGGACTTTGAAAAGGCCACTAAGGGTATGGGCGAGGTACAGCGCACCGCCGCCCTGTCAACGGTATTCGGCGCGCGAGCCGTAGGCTCCGTCAATATTCTATTATCAGCTGGTACAAAAGAGTTGCGCGACTACCGCATGCAGCTGGAGGCCGCGGGAGGGGCCGCGCAGAATATGGCGGGAGTTATGCGGGATACCGTACAGGGCCGTATCAATTCGTTATCCTCTGCTATAGAGGGCTTGAAAATTACTTTATTCAGTCTGAAAAATACCGCCATAGCTGGCCTGCTCGATAGCATGATTGAGTGGGTGCGAATGATCGATACGGCTTTTAACGCTAATACCGAGCTGTCCGCGTCTTTAATCGACGGCGTACTACAAGCGGCTAAAGGCGTTATACAGATTATAGGTTTATTGACGGGGGCGTATGTAGCAATGAAAACGTTTACTATTGCGGTAACCGTGGCAACTAATGCGTGGTCCATAGCTTTGGGCGTTCTTAAGGGTGTTATGTTCGCCTTAAATATGGTAATGCGCGCGGGGCCTTTAGGGGCTTTTATGCTGCTGATAGCTTTAGCGGGTCTTTTGATTGCTAACTGGGATAAAGTTGTTAAGTTTATAACAACTACGCTTAATATAGTGGCGGGGCCTTTCATGGCTTTGGTAGGCGGTTTAATGACTGCTTTTAAAGCGGCCTCCGGTCTCTTCGGAGGCGGTGAGTCTGAAATAGTGACGCCTCAGGAGCGCGTCGCTAAAACGATTGACGAGCGCAGAGAGACGAGCACCGCGGAACTCACGATCCGGGACGAGACTGGCAAGGCGGAGCTTACGAAAAGTAATAACGTTAAGGGTATTGGTCTTACTCTTGCAGAGTCGGGGGCGTTCTAATGGCCTGGCAAGACCGGTTAACTGCGGCGGCGTATACGTCCCCGTCCGGCCTCCGGTTTGTTTTCAGCTATGAGAACGTTAGCAAATCAGTAAGCAAAAAGACCAGCGCCTACAACTTCCCGGACGCGGAAGGTACTTACATACAGGACTTAGGACACACCGGGCGTAAGTACCCCCTCCGCGCTATATTCTGGGGCGACGACTACGACGAACAGGCGGAAGCTTTCGAGGCGGCTCTGTTAGAACGGGGCGTCGGTAGATTAGAGCACCCCTTATATGGCATAAAAAACGTCGTACCTTTCGGTGATATAGAGCGCAGCGACGACCTTAAAACCGCCGCCAATCAAGCTATTGTACAAGTCCAGTTTTGGGAGACTATAGGCGTAGTATATCCTACGGGGCAGACAGACCCGGCGGACTTAGTAGTGCAGGCGGTGGAAGATTATAACACTACGGCCTCCGAACAGTTCGCGGAAACGGTAGAACTGGGACTTGCGTCTGAAAGGGCGAATTTCAAAGGACGCTATAATTTACTACTGGATACGGCACAGGCGGCCCTTAAAGACATAGCCGATACACAAGACGACGTAAGGCAGGCCTTTAACGCTGTCTACGACTCCATAAACTCCAGCATAGATACACTCGTCTCCGACCCGTTAACGCTGGCCTTTCAGACCACTATACTATTACAGGCGCCCGCGCTGGTCTCCACAGGTATACAGGCGAGGCTCGACGCTTATGGTAATTTAATCGATCAGCTTACCACCACCACATGGACGCCAGGGCTTAATTCAGAGAATACCAACTCCTTTTTAACGGAAGAGCTTTACGCGTCCACCGCCGTCATCTCCGTTGTATTATCCGCCGTTAATAATCAATTTGAGACTAAAACGGACGCTATAACCGTCGCTGATACGCTCTTGACTTTCGCCGACCAGGTTATAGCGTGGCGCGATTTGAATTACGATTCGCTATCCGCTATAGATACGGGCGGCGCGTACCAGAAGTACCTGGAGGCTGTCAGCCTTGCCGCCGGGTTCCTGGTGGAGATATCCTTTAGCCTTAAGCAAGAGCGCAGTTTTATACTCGACCGGCCGCGATCCATAATCGATCTGGTAGCAGAACTATACGGCGAAGTGGACGAACAGCTCGACTTTTTTATACAGTCTAACGAGTTGACAGGGTCGGAGATTTTAGAGCTACCGAAAGGGCGTAAAATTGTCTATTTCGTATGAGGTAATAAGCGGCGATACTTTCGAGCGGGTAGCCCGTAAAAAATACGGCTCCGAACAGTATAGCGATATTATAATCACGGCTAATCCAGGGGTACAGGAGCCCCTTACCGCCGGGACGGTCTTAATAATACCTGCATTACCCGGCGCACCTCTGGTAAGCCTGCAGAACAAAGCGGCCGACACTCTGGACGAGGTAGCGTTAAGTATTGACGGTGAGCGCTTTAGATTCTGGACCGGCGTAACCATATCGCGGCCTATGGACTCCCTGGACTCTATAGAATTTAGCGCGCCTTTCGAGCCTGATAATGCTATCTTTCGCGAGAAGTTCCGACCGTTAAGTTATAAAGATGTGACGGTTACCGTAGGTGGCGAGCCATTGTTCACGGGTGTTATGCTTACGCCTATGCCCGATTCGACGGCAGAAGATAGGACCGTATCAGTAAAAGCGTATTCATTACCAGGGGCCCTTAACGACTGTACGCCCCCCGTGTCTGCTTTTCCTTTGGAGTTTAACGGCCAGGGGTTGCGGGAGATAGCGGCCACACTCGTAAAGCCCTTCGGTATACCCGTGGAATTTACAGCGAGCCAGGGGGCCACCTTTAAACGTGTAGCGACTGAGCCGAACAAAAAAATATTCGGTTTTCTATCGGACCTCGCGGGACAGCGTAATTTAATAGTATCGAGCACGCCTCGAGGGGCTTTACTCTTCCAAAGATCCACAGCCGTGGGCCAGCCGGTAGCGAGATTACGGGAGGGTGACGCACCGTTACTATCTGTTAAGCCGAACTTTAAGCCCCAGGGGTATTACAGCCATATAACAGGCCTGCGGGGCGCACGGGTGGGTAAGGAGGGGTCGAGCTATACCGTCGCCAATTCGCGCTTAAAAGGGGTTATAAGGCCCTTTATTTACAAGGTCGAAGATTCGGACGGGGCGGACTTAAAGAGCGCGGTAGAGGCCAAAGCGGGCCGCATGTTTGCCAATGCTGTAGGCTACACGGCGAGCGTCTTGTCCTGGCGTAACCCTCAGGGCCAGCTATGGACGCCTAACACTACCATTAAATTGACGGCACCGGGGGCCATGATATATAACGAATATGAATTTTTAATACGCTCGGTGAGCCTTATGCGCGCGGCGGATAACGAACTCGCCGAGCTTAAGCTGGTTTTACCGGGATCTTTTGAGGGTAAAACACCGGAGGCCATGCCATGGGACTGATAGCGCGCGTAAGATCCTTCGCCCGACAATTTCAAGAGGGCGTCAGATTTTCCGACGTTAAACTAGACCCGGACGGCGGCTCCAATATTACGGGGGAGCATTTCGCGGACCCTGGGGACGACTCGCAACCTCTACCGGGAGATACCGCCGCGCTCGTCGGTATGCAGCGTAGCGGGGGTTACGCCCCTGTAGGGTACGCCGATACTGTCAATACTCCGGCGGCGGGTCCTGGAGAAAAGCGTATATACGGGCGCGATCCGGCTACGGGCTTAACTGTAAATCAGGTATGGCTAAAAGCAGACGGCTCTGTTATAATATCAAATACACTCGGCACGATAGAGCTTAAAGCCGACGGCAGCGTGGATATTAACGGCGCGGTTGTATCGGTTACCGGCGAAATAACAAATGCTACCGGCGTCGTACTAGGTACGCACATACACAGCGGTGTAACTAGCGGCGCGGGCACTTCAGGGCCTCCAGTATGAGCCAGCAAGGCGACGTAAAACTATATCAGACGGACGACGACGGAGATATAACCGTCGTTAACGGAGTCGTTGAAATGAGCGGAGGTCTAGAGACCGCCGCGTATCTTTCATTATTTGGAGGTAACGAGGACGACGACGGGCGCGCGGATAATCCTAAGGAGTGGTGGGGTAACCTTATAGAGGACGAACCGACGCGGGAATATACGAGCGAAACGCAAAACCTGTTAACGTCCTTACCGGCCACGTCCGGCAATCTCGTAAGATTGGAGCAGGCCGTCAAGCGTGACCTGGCATGGATGGTATCGGAAAGTGTAGCGTCAAATATAGCGGTATCGGTAAGTATACCCGCTTTAAACAAAGTAGATATAGTTGTCGGCGTAGAGGCGCTGGGCGAGGAGTTTACTTTTAAATTTACTGAAAACTGGAGGGCCGCCGTATGAGCTTGCAGACCCCTACTACAAGTGAAATAAACGACAGTATTATCTCGCAGCTACAAACTACCTTAAACCAAACTATACCGCTATTGCCTAAATCTTTTTTACGGGTACTGGCCAAAGTCCTGGCCGGTGTGTTTATGATGCTGTATAAATACTGCGGTTATATATTCCTGCAGATATTCGTAGCGACCGCCCAGAATAAAGACACGGAGATAAACGGTATAATTGTAAATCCTCTGGTATTCTGGGGGCGACTCATAGGCGTGGGCGACCCCATAGCAGCCACGCAAGCCGAACTTATAATAACTATAACCGTGGAAAATCAAGTCGGCTCTCTACCCTCGGGGTCTCAGTTGGTTAACGCCGATAACGGCGTAACGTATATAACTATAGGCTCCGTCCCTCTGGACGCCGCTACCAAGCAAGCGACTATACGGGCCGTATCTGACCAGACCGGAGGCGGCG